ACAGGCACCGCATTTAGGATATGTCATTGGTGCAACAGCGGTTTAAAAGGAGTGAGATATGGAAACCTGTAATAGGTGCGGAGATGATTTCAAAACAAAAGAACTTACCGATATGGGTAACCTAGGTGATCTGTGCGATGGCTGTTTTCAAGAACTTGTAGGCTGTGGCATATGCTCTACTGAGATATTTGAGGAAGATAACTGTGAGGTGAGCGGTCATGGCGTATGTTGTGAGTCTTGTGTAAGTGGCCGTTGTTTTACGTGTAATGATTGTGATGAGCTTTTTAGAAATAATGAGCGGTACGAGATAAATCACGGAGGCGGTTGTGTTTGTGAAATGTGTTGGGAATATTCTTATTACTATTGTGATGATTGTGAGACTGGACACCACTGTGAGAGTACGTGCCCTCAGGAGAATTCCGTAATAAAACAATATGATTGGGATCCTACGTTTGTTATTCACACCAGACAGAAACGTGGTGCAGAGCCTACATATGGATTTGAATTAGAAATAGATAACGGTAGCGAGCATCAGGATCTAGCCGAAGAATTAGATTTTAAGTATGAAGGTTTTCTATATTATAAATATGATGGTAGCCTTCGTAACGGATTTGAGATAGTTTCTCATCCATTCACGTACTCTTATTACAAGGACAAAATAATAGGTAATAACTATCTTGATACCATGTTTTCGAAGTGTAAATGCTATGGCTTTACATCGTACAACGCTGGAACCTGTGGTATACACGTTCACATAGGTATAAAGTACTTTACCGATACTCAACTGTACAAGTTTCAGAAATTTTATTATACCAATCCATCTCTTATGCGATATATGTCCAGACGAGAAGACGAGGCTATGGATCAATGGTGTAATCTGTCAGGTACCAGCTCTGAAGCCTTGGTACGTAGGACTAAAGAGAAAAGATCAAGAAAGTATTTAGGGATTCACCTAACCTGGAAGGGAACAGTTGAAGTAAGAATATTTAGAGGCACATTGAAGAGGGAATCATTTCTTAGGAACATAGAATTTACAATGGCCTCGTATGATTTCTCCAGAGAAGTTAGTATGAGGGACACTACAACGAATACATTTCTTAAATGGTTGGACGATGATAGAAAGTATCCTAATCTTAGGAATTACATAAGGAGCTTCTAGCTTATGGATCCAAAAAGTATGAAAAAGTTTCTAACTTTATATATTAATGCAGTTATACAGTTTATATAAAGTGATAATTGACTATTGCATAGTATTAAAATTGGTATTAAATTTAAATGTTAAATATGAATAATAATTACTATAAATATCTAAGGAAATTAAATGAAAGGAAAGTAGATGATAGATACAAAGGGAAAGAACATTATTTCCACGCATCATCTGCCGGACTTTGCCTTCGTAAGCATTACTTCGGTGCTGTAGAACAGGTAGAGCCAGTTCCCCCAGAAAATATAAGCCTAAGCAGGCTCCGCTTGGGTGATCTTGTTCATGGGGATATACAGGAGTCCCTTAAAGATTTTGAAAAATGGGCAGGGCTACGCAAAGGATCCAGATATGTAATAGAGGATGAGATTATATTAGAGGAATTAAATGTTAGGGGACATTTTGATATACTTGATCTCCAAAAAAAGAAATTGGTAGATATAAAAACTGTCGGTGGGTACAAGTGGAAGATGATATTTGGTAGAAACGCAAGTGATGCGGTTGAGAATTATAAACTACAGCTTGGTACATACGGCCTTGGTATTGAAAAGAAATACAATATAGAATTGAATAAGATGAGTCTCCTATTCTATAAGCTAGGTGACCCGAAGGCCACAGATATGAGAGAATTAATTGTTCCGCTATTCTACATGCAAAAGGCAGAAGAATACTGGAAATATGTCAATGAAAAAATAGAGCCTTTGCCAGACATTGAATTAGGTGAAGCACCTGTAGAAGGATGGGAATGTAATCCTTCTTGGTGTGGTTACTTTGCACACTGTGGCGGAGGCTTGAAACCAGAACTTATGGATGGTCACCGATGAGCCGAAAGGCAAAATTGCTGGACACCTCTAATAGGTAGTTGCCGTAATGAATCTAGAGTCCTATTAAGTGTCAGACTATAAACACACACGGTTAACACTCTGTTTGCGGAGTGAGGGGCTAACCATCCGTAAAAATTAAAATAAATGGGCCACGTAAAGCAGTACACAAAACAGATAACTAACTTAAAAGGAGCAAGTTGTATTTATAGCTGGCCCTCTTTTAGGATTGGGAATAAGTTTTGGTATACCCTGCGAGTCGTAATTACGTGGTCTAGATTCGAGGGGGCTTGGTTGCTCTGGCTAAACCTAGACAGCGAATTAACGCCTTGCCAAGTCCCATCTAACTATTAAAAGGAAGCCATTATGACCGACCTAGTTAAGATAGAAGAACTTGATACCGTTCAAGAGAAAATAAAAAATGAACATAAAGAAATTTCTGGCGAACAAACTCCAAAACATTTCGTTAAAAGGAGACCCGATGGATTCGACTACGTTGAAGAAGGGTATCTAAGATCGAAATTAAACGAGAAGTTTCCTATATGGTCTTGGGAAGCAGTAGGTGGCGGTGTTAAAATGATAGGTGCTGAATGGGCTATCGTTACGGCTGAACTTGTCATCGTAGATAATGGCGTACCAAGAAAGTTCTTTAGTCCTGGAGCGGCTAGAATACAATTTAAAAGAGGCGAGACACATACTCCTGAGAATGTTATTGACATTGATAAGAACCTGGCCTCAGCTAACACCAACGCATTCAAGAGGGCTTGTAATAGAATAGGGAATCTATGTGATGATGTATATAGGAAGCAGGTTGAAGACATATCTCTCACGGATAAACAGATTCAAGCTGTTGAAGATTTAATGGAAGGTATGGACGAAGATTATAAAGAGAATGTTAGGAAAGCTATGGAGCTAGGTGACTTAAACAACAAAAATTTGGACAATGCTACAAGAAGAATACAGGAAGTAATTGATGGAAATCAATGAGTTCATGGATCAGATCAATCAGGATGAAGCTTACTTCGATCCTGAAGCAAATGAAATGACTATGGTGCCTGAAGGTGTGTATCCTGCTCACGTTACATCTTTGAATGTAAAAGAAGATATAATTGTGAAAAGGAAATGGTTAGCGGATATATACGTACCCTCATTTACCATAGCCAACGAATCTAATGATGCGGCTGGAATGAAAGTCAACGACTCTAATTACGGTCAAGGTGTCTTTAGATTCAAAAAACCGGATTCATCTTCAGGTCTTGATGATAGAAAGGGTGGCGGTAACCACGGTTACAAAGCCTTTTTAGATGCTTTAGAAATTAAGGCTGAAGAACATCAAGCGGAAGATGGAAGAAAGTTGTACAAACTACCTCGCCTCGTGGAAGAGAACGTCGTGGGCCTCCCCGTGCTTATCAAAGTGTTTCACCAGAAATACCAAAGCTCTGGTGAAGAACGGGTGTCAGTCAAAGCCTCTGTAGAAAGTGGCTGGACAGAAGGGCAAAAGATTGAGGTTGAAAATGACCTACCCTTTTGACCCGCTGGACTGAGTTAAAAAAGTGGGACGGCAGACATCGGGATAGTACCCGACAGTCTGCTATCCCACCTAAAATTTGTGAGGAATGCGGAATGGTGTGGACTTCCATTAAAGAGCCGTTAAAGGTAGAAGGGAGAACCATGTGGTTTTCCATGTGGGAATATCTACAAGATTTCCCTACCATAGGATGTGATATAGAAGTTTGCCCGAAGTGTTGTGAAAGACCCAGGCATAGATACAAGGAGATAGAATGAAAGAAGCGACAGTTTTAGTTAAATTAACAGAATTGGAATTAGATACAATGATAGCCACCATAAGTTTTGTAAGGGAGTTTGCCGCACTCAAACTTATTCCCAATAAAGAATTGTTAAAAGACTTGAAGAATATAAAGAACGAAATGGAAACCGCCAGACCAAAGAATGGCACAACAAAGTCCTCAAGATTCAAATACAGTGGGGCAGGAGCATAATGGAACAAGCAAAGAACCTGGATTATTACAAATGTACACTTTGTTATGACACTGGTATGGTCACCTATGGTGGCCCTATCGGATCTGATGAGGATGGTAATACAGAGTACGATGCGTGGGAAGAGCCTTGTGATTGCGAGAAGGGGATAGCCTTTTACGATGAGTGAATCAGCACCAGTACAAGGAGAGATTTGTAAAGCATACGGGCCTACTGCTATAGAATACCTTGTTAGGGAAAAGAACAAGCATATGCGAAAGCTGGCAAAGGTTCAATCTCTCGTAAGAAATATAGAGGAATGGTTTAGAGATAATAAAAAACTTGGACGAGAAGAGTTTAAACATATGAAGGAGAATAATAAATGGGCGTAATATCTGAGATAGATTCGATCCTAAAATATGGTAATGAAACAGAGCTAATACTATTTCTAAGGTCTAACAATATGACCTGGTACGATGCTCTGATAGCGGCAAATAAAGTATGGGGAGATAGGGAGCTAAAACGTCATAACGTTCACAGCACTGTCCAAGAAGGTGGGGGCGGCCTTGCTCCTTGTCCTCCAGAATTTAGACAATGAGTTTAGGAAAAAGACGAGCAACAGTTTTCAGAGCCTACAGAACAGCCATTAACTCTATTAAATCAAAGGGTGGAGAAGCAACGGTGGCTACAAAAAGATACGACAAACTAAGGAGATGGAAATATGAACACAGAAGAGAAAATAATGGAACTTCTGACAAGTACACCCCCTCTAAGAGATGATGACAACAAGTTAATAGCCACCATATGGGCAGACGAAATGAACTCCGACATTCGTTCTGCTAATGACTTTCTTGTGGCCTTTCACTCAGGACGCTTTACAAAGACTGAGACTATAAGAAGAACCAGACAAAGACTACAAGAGTTGAACCCTTATCTTAGAGGATCAAAATATAAAAGCAGACAGAAATATCAGAAGAAATGGGTATCCGAAATAATGGAGATACAGCCTACTGAAACTCAGGAATCATTATTTTGAGAGAGCTACCAAGGTCTGATGAAGCAGAAAAAGAACTACTAGGTCAAATTTTATCCGACCCTAAGTGTATAGAGGAAGTTAAAGACCTTATCCCCTCGCCCGAGGTATTTTATTCTACCGCACATCAGGTGCTGTGGAAAGTAATATCAGATATGCACAACAGGAAAGAAGAGATAGGATATGTTACTGTTATAGATAATATCCCTAAAGAATATAAAGAGATGCTCAGTGCATATTATATCACAGGATTAATCGAAGGAGTTCCCACAACATTAACTGCACCTATTCACGCTAGAAAAGTATATGAGAAGTGGCTACTAAGAAAGACCATAGAAGATGCTGAGATAATCTCTAACGTAGGTAAATTAAAGGATGCTGATGCGTATGATCTTGTTCAAAGGTTGCACGATTCAACTTATAAGATTATCAATATGCGACCCACGGAGAAGTTCAATCTTGATTCTCTTTTGGATGATACGATAGATAAAATATATGATCAGTCCAGTATAGTTAAATATGGTTATGGTCAGCTAGATCAAATAACAGGTGGCATGACTAGAGGTGAGATATCGGTAATCGCTGGTCGCCCTGGACATGGCAAGACAACTCTATCCGTGAACATTGTTAGAAGACTTATTCATCAAGGATATAAAGTATTGGTACTCAATCGTGAGATGCCTAACAAAGAGATGATGAAGAAGATAATGGTTATGGAATCCAATAATCTATCTTACTACGGTCTTCGTAGTTTTAATTATGGGGATAAAGAACTTGAAGAATTACATAGAGTAAAGGAAACTATCAGTACCTTATATGAAGAAAATCTTATTATGTTTGATCACATACGGGATCTAGGCTCTGGTATTAGACAGGCTAAAAAGATAAAGCCTGATGTTGTTGTGGACGATTATATTCAAATTATAGATGTGCCACAATATCAGGAGAAACGTCTTCAAATATCTGAAATTATGAGAAGTTATAAGTGGTTAGCTAAAGACGAGAACTTGTCTGTGTTGCTCGTTTCTCAGCTTAATAGAGAGCTTGAGAGACGTATTAACAAGCGACCTCAACTATCTGATCTAGCTGAATCAGGATCCATAGAGCAAGATGCTGAGACTGTTATATTTAATTATTATCCTTGGAAATATTTAGGTGAACAGCACGAG